TATGAAACAACAGTTGTAGATTTACCCGTCTGCCGGGGCATCTTGCAGATATTAAACCTGTTCTTATGGAAATTATCAATTAACTTCTCTTGAAATGGATACATTTTAAAAGGCACAAGACCGTGATCAAGAGAAACAATCTTGATGTAGTTTCTAGCAAAATAAACAGGATCCTCTTTACACTTTAAGAACTCAATAATTTGTTCTTCAGTGAATTGAATTTGGGTATTTGCCTTTTTCAGGTTTGGATTTCCCAAATAGACATTATCAGACATAGTATATCTCCTTATGTCAAATCATAAAAACTAATAGAACCAATACAATCCGCAGAACCACTAACTGCCCTAACTGCTAGAGTTAAAATATCACTCACTTTTGCTTGAGTTCTTCCGAGTTGCAAGTCCCAATTATAATTACTCTCAATATTTAAAGGAGTATCTGATTTATTTGCAGAAGAAACAAAGTCATTCAATATAAAACTCCCACCAGTCATTGTAGTTGCATTAGTATTGAGTTGTGCATTTGGAGTATTTACTGCAGTCCAAGTTAAAGTTCCTACATTGGATAGAGTTGCATTTCTTATCAAAGCAACTTCTAAAATTGCAGAAGAATTAGAATTTCCCAAAAATGCAAAAGATTTTGGAAGGATGATTGAATCTTCTCTTCCTGGTGTAAGACGAATACTCACCAAAGGAACAAATGAAGTTCCCGAAACTGAAACAGTAGTTGTTCTTCTGGCTATATCTCTCTTTACTAATCTCTCATAACCACCATTAGAAACTATAGAGATACAAATCTGCTTCATTGTGGAAGGAGATGTTGTAATTCCAGTATTTAAGATTTCATATCTAACTGGTAGACTTGCAGTAGTCATATATGTACTATCAATATGATTGGCATGATTAAACTGATGAACATTAATAAACTTTCCATCAATTGCAAATCCACACCTGACTGAACCTGCACCTAACCACTCATATTCAGTATAGAAAATTTGTGCTTTAGATATATCCAATTGAATTCCACTTGGATTGCTTGTGCTAAATCCAGTTCCATCAAGAGTATCCAAATTCCACTCTGATTGTGGAACAGTAACAGTGGTTCCTACCCCAGAAGTAGCAGTTCTCTTAATGATGTTAAGTTGAGAACCATTTAATTCAAGCATTACACCATTCTCTGATGATGCATATCCTGCTCTTTGAACTAAATTTTCCTTTGCAGGATTGAACACAAATGTCTGAAGAACTTGTAAAGATTTTCCTGGTTGATATGAGAATACTCTTTTGCTTTCACGAATAAAAGAACATCCTGCGGTTGTTCCAATACCTAATGTTGCAGTGCTTTGTGCTGTAATCATTCCAACTGTGGATCCAGTCCCAACAATTACATCACTAAAATCTCCGTCTTGCGAATATCTATGAGTGGAATCAAAAAGTGTAAAAGGTTGCGATACTTTTAATCTACCAAAAAGATCTCCACTAAATCCTTGTCCTAAGTCATCGTAGATGTTTCCGTACCTATCGGCACGCATATAAACTTCAAAGAGAGTTCTTTCTTGATTTAGAAAGTCTTGTTCATTCTTATTCCACTGTGCCATTAATCAATCACTCCACGATAGTCTTTCTGGTCTGTATCTTTGTGCGTTTTTAACTGTTACTGAATTTGATGTCATCGGATAAACATTATGCACTATTGCTCCAGGATATTCTCCCTGAAGTTGCTCTGCAAGTGCATTTTTATCCATAATATTACCTTCGACTTCAAGACGATATAATTTACCTTCCCAAACAACATCTGCAAAAAATGATTCAGTTGCTTGCTCTGGTTGAGAAGACCCCACATTTAAGGTCCCATTAAAGTCACCGTTGATAGTGATGCTTTCTGAAATAAATTTCTTAAAACTTTTCATTAGTTGCACCTCCAACGGCGTAGTGCTTTGTTAATTCTTGAATCTGGATCGTTTGCTGTTTTTGATGAAGTAAGTTTGGATCGCATTCCTTTCATACGACTACAAAAGTTTTTTCTTCTTTTTGCTCTTTTACCCTTTGGTTTCTTTTCAGTTACAGCAGTTTGAAGTTTTGATCCAGGATTTTCACGACGATAAGCATTAACTGCCTTTTGACTCAATCCATCAGTTTTGTCTTGACGATTGACTTTTTGCCAATCTTCCGACAAACCAAAGTCTGCTCTCCAATTTGAATATTCTTCATTTGCCACTATACCTGGAATAAATTTTCCTCTAGTTTTTTTATCGTGCCAGGAAATACTTCGAATCTGACTATTTGCATAATCAGAAGATTGAGATTGTGTTCTTGGTGTGGAACTAAATCTAGTTCTTTTTTTGGTTCCGAGTCTTTTCCATTCGGAGTGTGATTTTTTTTCTCGTCTTCTATCTTCAGAAGCAGATCTTCTCATCTCAGTATCTTGTCCTATGACTGCTTCCGTTTTCATTTCCCCACTATCAACATAATCTGCAGCAGAGTCAATATAATCTGCAGCCCTTGTAATTTTAGATTGCACCCATGCTTTTATATTTCCCTCACCTTTTACCTTTTTTTTAAGTCTTTTTGCTGCTGAAATGATAGTGGAAAGTTCTGAACGGGCCATTGAATGTTCATGATCTTTTTCCTCATTTGCTGGATGTGGGTCATTTGGATCATATGAATTTGATTTTAGAGCAGTTGGGACAGAGTACATATCCCAATATTTTGGTCCATATCTACATTCATTTCTTGCTTCTTCCTTTTTACATTTTGGGCAATAGCGAATCATATTTGCTTCTTCGGTTTTAGTTCTCCATTTATCATCACAAACTTTGCGGCATTTTAAAAGTTCTTCAGAAGCATATGTACTCAAATATACATCATATATAGATTTTTTATATTTATTAGACCAATCCATCTGGATTCTAAAAATTACTCTTTATTATTTAGAAAACCTTGCTTAAGTAATTTTGATAGTTCTGAAGTAGATCCAACAAAAACAGCATTATTGGTCACATTACTAGTTGTTTTAACGGTCTCATCCTCAACATCTTTCAATTTCTTTTGTAAATCTATAAGTTTGTCTGTAACATCACCAACACTTTTAATTAATTGTCCAGCAACTTCATATGCTCTAGGACTTCCACCTTCTCCAGCCAGTTCCATTATTCCATTGATTGCTTCTTGTCCTTTTTCAATCAACGAATAGAGATTTGCTCTTGTATATTCATAATCTTTTTTAATATCTTCAGAAGCTTCTGGAGATGTTGAGATTATCTGAAGATTTTCAGACTGATTTTCAACATCAACAATACTACTTTCTATATTTAAAGCATTATTAATATTTTCATAGTTATTTTTCATAATTAAATATCGGATTTTTGAGTTGGACTATAATTTCTTGAATCATCAAAAAAGTCCCATTCTTCATTAAATCCAAAGTCATCATCAGGATCTGCATCGATTGGGTCTGGAGTAACGGTATATCTTACTTCTCTTTTTGTAGTATTCACTTTTGTATCGGCATACATATCGACTTGAACTTTTCTAATTAGACCATCACTACTATCAGATATTGGACCAAACAGATATGTTTTTGCAGTGAATTGTAGAGTATAAATTAAAATTCTACGTGTTGAAAAATCTCCTTCATAATCATCCTGGAAAGAAATCCCATCCAAAATAATAGGAATATCTCGTTTTTCACCTATAGAATCTACTAAATCTACAGTCATAGTAAAAGATGGTTGAAAAAACGGTAAAATTTGCTCAACAATCTGTAAAGAATCATCTTGAAGTTTAGACATTATACTTAATTCAAATCCAATGTTATATGGAACTGGCATGAAAACTTTTCTTACATTTCCATCTGTTCCTTGTGCCTTGAAAGTTTGTGTTAAACTTGCTTTTCTTGTTGGATCATATTGAATTGATGTCATTTCAAAAGACATTCTTGGAAGTGTAATGGCAATTGGTTTATTTAATTCTGGCTGCTGCTTTATTCTTGCCAAAAACTTTTGAGTTGGACCATAAGCTAGTGGAACTCTAATATCACTAATATTAGAACCATCAGAATCTTTATGTATAATATGTATTTGATTAAAAAGAGTTCCAAATGAAACAACAGTTTTTCTGATTATTTCGTGGTAAAAGTATGTATCTAGCATTAAAAACTACCAAAAGGATTTGATTGAGAAAAATCAATAATAGAATCTGCTTCTTCTTCTATTTCATCATTTTGACTATATTTATCATATAAATCCATTTTATCGTATGTTTTAACAGAATATCGAGCAGAAGAAGATGTTCCAACAATAATTTCACCATTAAAAAATCCAGATGTACTTTGTGTTATTCCTACATGGGATACTTTCAAAATTTTAGTGTCCCAATCCCACTCTTTAACTCTAGCCCTAGTATTTGAACGTGAACCAATTACAATTTCGTTAAATTTATAATTACCAAACCCAGACAACAATGGAGGATTATCTATAGTTATTGTGGGTGTTGATGTATATCCTATTCCAGGATTACTAATAAAAACTGAAGTAATTTGTTGGTTATTACCAACCGAGGATATTCCTGTAGCAGTTTCTCCAGCACCAATTGAACCATTTATACTTACAATAGGTGCTGTACTATATCCTGCTCCACCATCATTCATAATTATTTTAACAATGCCATTTTGATTTTTTTCTATAGAACAAGTAGCAGCTGCTCCAGTTCCCCCTCCTCCACTAATTGTAATTGTTGGTGAAATAGTATATCCAGTACCCGCATTAATTAAAAGTATATCTTTTACCGAAAAACTATTTCCTTTGTTTACTATCCTAACTATTCCTGCAGCAGTTTCTCCAGTGGGTGAAGGTGAAAATTGTACTGTTGGTGAACTAGTGTATCCATAACCATCATTATTTAAATAAATCTTGTTTACATATCCACTACCAATAATAGCCGACGCTACGGATGTTCGTCCTACTCCAGTCATAATAAGAGTGCTAGTATATCCTTGATCTTGAACCTTAGTATCAATATCTTCAATACTTGTATCAATAACTTCATCTTCATATTCAAATAATTCACATTTTAATTCATAGACATAAGTTTTTCCAAGTTGATAAAATGGTTGCTCATGTTCTACAAATTTAACTTCAAATAATCTTCCACCAAGAGGAAAGTATATCAAATCTCCTTCTTTGGGTCTGGTCAATAATGTTGCTTCATCAGTACTCTCTCCAGTTATTTCATCACTATTTCCCGCCCTTAAAAGTGGTGAAATAAAATCTTCAAATCTTTCTTTTGATATAATAATACTTAATTCATCTCTTATATTAACTCCAAACTTAGTCAAAATATCTCCAGACCCACTATAACCCTCATAAGTTTGTACGTAAGCTTCTATTGAATAATTATCATCAAATAATGAGGATTGAAGTTCTTCAATAATAGTTTGTCTTCTTACAAATTTTCTTGGGATATATGTTACTTCCACTCCATACATCTTCAATTGTTCATTAATTAAGTCTTGTACAAGTCTCTGCTCACTGGCAGATCCATGTAAAAAAAACGGATTAAGTGCCATTATCCTATAAAGTCATATGGTGGTAGTTCATGCTCTAATGCCATAGTTTGCTTTAGACTTTCCAATTCTCTTTCAGCATCTTCATATATTTCACGACCATTTAATTCAATCCCTCCAGGCAATTTAACGCCTCTAAATTTAATTAAATTTTGTCCCCACTGTTTCTTTATTAGAGATGTTAAATATTTTTTTAAAAAACTATCATTATATACTTTTGTAAATTCATTTGGATTTAAAATTCTATAGCAATCTAGTACTAAAAAATTACCAGAACTTTGAGACTTCCAATCAATATCTAAGTATAATCTATTTTGCCTTTTATTAAATCTAACCTGCTTATCTGTTGTTAGTAAAAAATCAATGTCTGATAGATATGATTTTACCATTGAATATTGTAAAAGTTCTACCGAATTGAAATAATACAAATCATTTAAAAACAACTGGTATTTAATACTAAACATTCCACCAGAAATTGAACTTGTATCAAATTTAAATACATTTTCTATTCCAATTACAGAATCTGGAACTTGAATATAATTTGCACTTTCATACCAATTAAAACTTAGTCCTGTAGTTGAAGTTGTAGTAGAAGTTTTAATTCCAGGACCTTGTGGAGACTTGGAAGATGCAGATCCTCTATCAATATCACTTTGAGATATTTGATATTTTAAATACATTCTTTCAACACCGTCAAAATGACGTTCTTGAAAATATTGAAGAGCATCATCAACTAAATCATCTATTTGGTCATCATCAACATTAATTTCTAATACAGGAGCACCTAAACGTCTTAAACAGTAATCTATAAGTTCTTGTCTAGATGCTGGTTGAGCCATTTTTTGCCTTTATAATTTATTTAACATCATTTTCACAGTTTACAATTTTATAGTAGTTATAATCTCAAATATATTTATATTTCATTAACAGCAATATTTTTTATTACTTCCTGTTGTCTAAGATATAACTTACAATATAACTTTGCAAAATTTTTAAGTTCAATAAAATCTAAATTATCAATCAATCTAGATTGTTTTTCATACTCAAATAGTTTATCAACTGTTTCTAATTTAATTTCGTTTGGATTCATTAATTAACTCCATAAGTAAATTTTTAATCTCAGAAACTTCATTCTTTAAAGTTTCAATTTCTTTTTTATGATCTATTTTTAGTTTTTTCATTTTAAGATATTTTTCATATTCTATTGTATCACAATTAACAATTGCACCAGAATGTTCATCTCGATATAAATTTGGATGTCCTTCTATTTTAATCATACTAAAGCAATTGCTCGTAAATCTTTAAATCTTGGAGCATATGCCTCATTAGTTCCACTCATCACAATTTTAATCACAAATCCAGTAAATCCCTCAAGATTATCAGCAGTAAATTGATACTCTAAAAATTCATCATCATTACTTGCCTTAACAAATTTATCAGGTAATCCATCATTTAATGATACATCAATTATGGTTTCTCCAATACCGTCTCCATTTTGATCGTTTAAATTTTTATATCCTGGAAACAGTTGATATGATTGACTAATTTCACTTGAATCTGCCTTAAATAATTTATATAAGACTCTAAAATCACTAGTAAAATGGCGATATGAAGTTAATAATACTTTTAACGATGTTGCTGGTTGTTTCAAGTCAATTCTGTTAGAAATATATACACTGGAATGAGGATCTCCAACTAAAAGATTAGATCTTGAATCTGATGCATAATCAGATATTGGATTATTAATCCTATTTCGACTTACTACAAATGTAGCAGACTCTGAAACATCTACGACCGGAGATAGATTTGTATTATTTGTGGATAAAGTTATTCCAAGAGTAAGTGACTTATTATTTGGAATCGAAGACAACATATTAATTTCATTAATTCGTGATGCAATTAATCTTGGACTATCTAAGTCATTAACATCATTGAGAGTAACTGGTTCAAATCCTTTATCTATGAATGAGGATTCATTTCCATCTACGCTTGTTCCAGATACAGTTCTTAACAATGATGAAACTGATGTATTTTCTGGAGTTAGTACGTTAAAATATGGTGCAATTGATGAAAATTGAATATTTTGTGATGCTTTACAATTTGATCC